GGTCGAAACTCCACTCCAGCCAGAGATTCTGGTCGGTGGGATTCCAGACCGAGAAGTAGCCGGTATTGGTGTCAGTCGACGGGTTGGCCCACTCTTGGACATCCTCGGCCGACTCATACATCGGATTGACGGCCAGGGCCACCACCACGGCGTGATACACGCTGTCGATGCTGGCGTCGTGGCCGTCCTCGGTCTCGTAGAGGATTTCCTTGGCCAGCCTCAGGGTCAGCGAGCGCCGCCCGGAGGGGCCGTCGTAATGCCAGCGGACCTTCTTGAAGTTGCCCGGTGTGCCCCACAACTTCTGGAACCGTGGCCGGGACTGCGGCGTCAGCCAGAACGGCAGGGTCATCTGCCGGATCGGGACCTCTTCGCCGATGATCCGGCCGCCGATCTCAAACGCCCCGGACTGGGTGCGCACGGTGAAGCCGGTGTCATAGATGCCATTTGGCGCGGTATCGAGGACGATGTCGTCGTTGAGGAACTCTTGACTGGGTGAGGACACGACGACACTGTCACCGCCGGATTCCAGGGTGATCGTTGCGACCGTCACTAGCTATACCTGACTAGTTTCGCTGCAGAGCGTTCATTGTCCTGCTGCCTAGCTTGCATAAATGCCGCTTCGCTGTCCCAGGCGTTGATGTTGTAAACAACACCGGGGCCGGGCTGCTGACCGCTACCGGAGTGCACGCCGCTCATAGCTGGCGCGGTGGCCGGTCTCGGTGTTGCCGCGATCGGGGCAACGGACTGCCCACCAACAGACACCGCGCCCGCGAGCTTGCTAAGGCCCTGAAGCCAGCCGGGGCTACCTCCGACACCGAACACGCTAAGTGCGGACCCGACCTGCCCCTCAATCGCTGCGCCGGCGGCGTCCCCGAATGGGCCTAGTCCACTCAATCCCGTGCTGGCCAACTCAGGCAGCGAGCTCGGCACACTCATCGAGGTGGCCGCGGTGGCCCCCGTGGTAACTGCCGATTCCGCCGGCGCTGAGGCGGCGCTGATGCCGGGGCCCAGTGCGGCCATCATGCCGGTGCCATCGGAGATCGCCGCGCTGGCGGTCTTGCCCAGCGCCCAGTGCACATGGTTGCGGTGCGCGGCCATCTGGCCCGCGCCGTAGACACCTATGCCGTCTCCGACATTCTTGCCGTTCTTGATGTTCCGGCTGAACGGGCTATGGATCAGCTCCAGGCTGTCCGGGTAGGTTGAGGCGATCCACGAGGCAATGGCGCCCATGCCGGGTCCGCTGATGTCGATGGCCTTGCCGGCGTTGTGGTAGTCGGCGTGGCCTTCGGTCATGACCGTGCGGGTGGCGCTGGACAGGACCGCGTTGGGGAACTTGCCGCGCACGGCATCCCACATGGACTGTTGCTGGCCGGTGGTGATCCCGGGGCTGCTGATGTTGCCCAGCTGGACCTTGCCGCCACCCTCGAAGCCGGGCAGCGCACCACGGTTGTTCAGGTAGTCCAACAGGCCGGGCATGGCGTTCTCAATGCCCGCGGTGGACGACGCCTTGATGACGTACTCGCCGCCGTGCACGACGCCGGCCACTTGGCCTACAGATCCACCGGTTTTTCCACCGGCGGCGAATGTGGGCAGCGAGAAGGTGACCGGATCACCCGGCAGCCAGTCCGGTGACGTGAAGGAAAGCGCCGAGGCAAAGCCGTTCCACCAGCCCTTGAGCTTGTCGATCATGGCCTTGAAAGCGTTAGAGATGCCATCCCACATGCCGCTCGCGGCACCGGCGATAGCGCCGGGAATGCCCTTGACGAAGTCGACGACGTTTCCGAACGCGGACTTGATGCCGTCCCACACCGCGCTGGCACCGGCAGTCATGTTGGTAAAGATTGCGCTGATGACATCCCAAGCCGCACCGAAGGCGATCTTGATGCCTTCCCAGGCGATCTTGAGGTATTCGGTGAAGCCTTCCCATATCTTGCGACCAAGCTCGGTCTTGGTGAAGAAGAGGACCAGGCCAGCGACGACTGCCGCTATGGCAGCCACGATCAGGCCGATCGGGTTGGCGACGAGCGCTGCGTTCCAGAGGATCTGCGCCTTGGTGGCGATGCCAGCGGCGGTGGAGATTGCTTGAGCACCAGCTGATGCCAGTGTGGCTGCGCCGTTGACACCTTCAAGTAGTGGGGTGACCGTGCTCAGTGCCCCGTTAAGCATGTCAAGTCCGGGTGCGGCCCAGGAGTCGTCCCCGCCGAGCAGTTGCTTGGTGGTGTCTAGTGCTCCGCTGACGCCGCCGATGGTCTCAAGGATTCCGGCTGCGGCGTTGCCGATGGTGCCTGCTCCAACAGTCAGCCCTGCGGCGACCTTATTGGCAACTGCCACGCCGATGTCGGTGCCTGCGTTGGCGACGCCGACGGCGCGGGTGAGTCCGCCCATCACTGCTTTACCGGCGGCGTCGAGGCGTTCCTTGCCGATGGCGTCAGCAATACCGATGGCGATGCCCGAGCCGAGCGCGGCGCCTGCTATCTGCCCCGCGCGCGGCAGCGACTTGCGCAGCGATTCGCCGATACGTTGCGCGTCACCGGTCATTCCGGTAGGGATCGCTTCGGCGATGCGCTCGCCAAGACGACGACCGGCTTCACCGCCGGCGCCCTCCAGAATCCCGGTGAGCGCCTGGCCGACGGCGGTTGAGGAGCCGGAGACGCCTTTGGCTACCGCTTCCCCGGCCTGCTTGCCTGCGGTCTCAGCCTTAGCCTGGTCAACCTTCGGTTCGACCGTGACCTGCTTGGTGTGCTTCTCGACGGTCGCTTTGGCCTGCTGGCCAGCTTTTTCGGTGGCCCGCTGGTCAACCTTGGGCTCGATCGTGACGCTGACCGACTTGCCCTCAACCTGTTTGTTGATGGCATCGGTGACACCTTTAAGGGAGGGGATGATCTCAAGAGTCGCGAACCCGATACTCGCCAAGTCATCACCTCCAGGGCGTTAGGGCTCCTGGGCGTAAGCGTTCTTACGCGCCAAGAACTTCTGTTTCAGTTGTTGCTTCGTCGCGGCGACAGCCTTGGCTGTCATGGCTGCGCGCACCGGGTGGTCAACCTTGTCCGAGGTTTTCTTCGGGTCGGAGTTGGCCCGCAGCAGCAGCGCCCAGAGGTCGGCCAGGAGGTGCTCAACACTTGACCAGACCGGCTGGCCATCGTTGATGGCGGTGACCAGGGCCGAATCGTGCGGCAGGTGCCGGATCAGCACGCTCAGGCGACGCGAGGACAGCCGGCCGCGGTAGAAGTCGCACAGGTCGATCCGGTAGAAACGGGCGAGGTCGGCCTCTATCTCGTCGCCGTGCTCATTGAGCAAGGCGAAGAGGCCTCCTAGTTTCCCAGGACCTCGCTGAGCTTTTTACCGATCTCGGCGAAATCTCCGACCGTGGGGTTGGCGTCCATGAACGCCTGCCACTGCTCGGCACCGAGTAGCAGCTCGGTGCCGCGCATCTCATCGTCGGCTTTGAACGCCATGTAGGCAGACAGGGGGACCTTCTCACCGAGCGGGATACGGAGCTTCACTCCGCACTGCTCGATGTCAATGAACCCGTCCACCTCGGCCTTGCGGGCGTCAGGGGACTTCCGCCTCGGGCGGTCCTTCGGTTTGGCTGCGCCTTCGGGGATGGTCCCCGAAGCCACCGGATCAGTCAACGGCGTCAACGACCTGGAAGACGTCGTTGTTGGCGTCGGAGGTGTGGTGGATCATCATCTCGGCGAAGGACAGCTCGCCGTCGACGATGCCGCCGTGTGCGGTGAGTTCGATCGGGGCCGCGGTCAGCGATACCCAGATGCGGGTGGTCTCGTCATCGACGAACCGGTAGAGGACGTACACCTGCACGTCTTTCGGGATGCCGATCTTGCCGGCGGCCGAACCGGGCAGAACGAACTTCTCGGTCACCGTGTTGGTCTCCAGCGCGGTGAACCCGGTCTTGAGGGTGCCGTTGCGCAGCTTGACCCGGAACTGCGGGTGGCCGAAGGCGTCGTAGGGCTTGACCTCGACGGTGGGCTCGATCGGGATGCCCTTCGCGTCGTCGATGAGGCCGCAGAACTCCCAGCCCATGGCGTCCAGGTCGACGTTGACGTAGCTCGGGATCATCTCCGAGTAGTCCGTGACATCAGACTTCAGGGCCAGCCAGACCTCGGCCTGGTCGGGGATGATGGTGGCATCGGGGTTGATGGCCATGTGGTGACCCTCCTTCAAGGGGCGACGCCCTTGCGGGCACTACAAACCCGCCCGGGATTGGGCGAGTTGACTTACTGCGGTTTCTTGCGGGGCCGGCCGCGTTTGCGGCCCGGGTTCGCGGGCTCCTTGCGCGGGGAGCGAGCCGGGTAAGTGTTGATTACCAAGCCGACCTGAGACGCAGCCCGAGATAGCACGCCATCCTTGGCCTGAGCATCAGCGGGAACCTTGACCGAGGCGACAAACCGGGTTGCCGATGTTTTGGTCTCAATAACCGCACCGTCTCCGGCGGACCCCGCAACCTGGGCAGCTAGTGCGCTGACCTCTTCGGCGGCAATCATTTTCAGAACCTCGCCGCCCCCGACACGGTTGAGGACGAAAGCCATCAGGCTTCGGTCTCCACGGTTCTGGCGTGGGCGGTCAGCAGAACCGAGGCGAGCATGGCGCCGGTGTTGCTGTCACGGGCATCGAGAACCGATCCCATTTCGGAGTTGATGCTGGCAACGCCGGAGGGCCGCCCGTCACCAAGCAGCCCTGCGGCCAGTGACACGATCGCGCGGGCCTCGGTGCGGCCGGCGGCGTAGGCCGTGAGCCGGATGGTGTGCTGGGACTTGATCGGCCACAGTGTCGGGCCGCCGTCATCGGCCACGATGAGCAGCGCCCCATCGGCGGGCTTCCACTTATCGGGAACACTCAGGCGAACCTGGGCGTCAGCGATCTCGGTGGCCAGCCAGTCCTTGATCGCCGGGGCGATGTCGGCCTGGACCCGGGTCACGACGTGGCCCCGGTGTCTGCGGTCGCGAGGATCTCAATGCCGCCGCGACCATGCTCATCCCAGAGCTTGGCTCGGCCAGTGCACACCGTGCCGCGCACGGTGATGGTGAAGTTATCGGTCAGCAGCTCGCTGGTGGGAACCCATCGGCTGGATCTGTTGACCTTCAGCGGCAGATACACGGTGAAGTCGATCTGATCCAGATCCCCGTCCGCGCCGGGTTGCACGGTGGTGTTCCCGGGCGCTACGAGCGCCTGCAGGGTGACCGGGGTGCCGCCGGGCAGCGGGTCGTCGTTGTCGTCCAGCCCGACCTGCGGGGTGATGATGACCGCCTCGGTCACGGCCGCTTTTCGAGCTTGTAGTAGTCGAGGATGGCGCGCTCGGAGGCGGTGAAGATTTGACCGGCGCCGCCGGCGGGGTCGGAGTATTGGAACGGCCCGATCGCCCTTGGCGAATCACCGGTGGTGAATCCGCCGCGGTCGATCGAGGAGAACACGACAGACTCGAAGTCGTCGGCGGACTCGTAGCCGTGGGTGATGGTGGCGGTGATGTTGGAGAAGCCTTCAGCCCACAGTGTGTTGTCGGTCTTGACGACCAGGCCGCGCACCGACCATCCGAGGGTGGCGACGTTGATGCTGACACCGTTCTCGACCATGGCGGTCACCGCGGTCAGGTTCAGGGTCGGCAGCACCAGGTACTTCTGGCCGGGGCCGTCCACGGTGACCGCGGTGGCGGTCAGTACCGGGGTGACGTGCCAGCCGCAGTAACGCCGCGCCGCGGTGAGTGCGGCGTTGAGTTGGCGTTGGGTCTCCTCGGCGTTGGCGTCGAGGCGTCCCTGGGTATAGTCGGCCAGTGCGTCAACAGTGAGCACTTAGGCCTCCGCAATGGGACCGCTGGCGGTCTTGGTGGCCGCCTTGCGTGATTTGTTGGCCGGGGTCTTGGCTTTGGTCGGGACCTCGGCCTTGGGCGCAGGCGCCGGCGCTGCCGCCGGGACCAGTCCGCGCGCGGCGGCGTCAGCGTCGGAAAGCAGCAGCGTGGTGGCCATGCCGTTGAGGATGATGTCGTAGCGCTTCAACGGTCCTCCTTCGGTTGATGGAGTGACCGGCGCCCAGGATCGCCGGGCGCCGGTCACTCCGATCAGTGCCACCTGTATTAGGCGGTCAGATCCAGCGCGACGAACGCCGTGGGGCGCACGACGCCGAAGGCGAGACGCTCCTCGGCCAGGATGGCGACCAGGTTGCGCACGAAGAAGTCCGCGTGCGAATCGGTCATGGTGACCGTGGTCTGCTCGCGATCCCACAGCACAGCCTTGGAGAAGTCACCGAGCAGGCCGGTGCCTTCCACCTGAGCCTCGCTCTCGACCACCGGCACGCCCCAGATGGTGCGCGCGCCGAGGGTCTGCGGCCCTCCGTAGTAGTAGACGCCGTCGTCGCCCTTGGCCAGGTCGATGCGCTCGGCATCGGCCGGGTTGAGCACCAGCGCGTTGGGGTTCACGCGGCCCACGGTGCGGGCCTTGGTGACACCCTTGCGGATGGTGGTGAACAGGTCGGTCGCCCAGGCCTGGGTCTGGATGCCCGAGACGTTCACGATTCCGGTGAAGTTCTCACCCGAGCCGTTGCCGTTGAGGATCTGGTCCTCCTCGGTCTCGGCGACATCAGCGGCGAGCTGATCGTTGATCAGGCCCTCCAGCTGCGCCACGTCGGCCAGCGCCCGCTTGGTGACAGGCACCCATTCGGCGATGGTCTTGACGTTGGCGGTGGCCACGGCGAAAGCCCAGCTTCCCTCCGGCTTATAACCTCCGCCGGAGGCGTTGGTGAAGGTGACCGCACCGGTTGCGCCAGTCGAGACGGCGGTCGGAGCTGCCGAGCTGGTCGCCTCTGCCACCACTGCGGCAGCGTTGGTGTGGCTGGTTTCCTGCACGAACTCGACGGTGTCCGAGGTGGTGCGCCGGTTGGCGACCAGGCTGCGGATCGTCAGCGGCCGGCGGCCGAGCAGCTCGACGATGTCGGTGCGCTCATTGACGACGAACGCGCCCGCGCTGGTGGAGCTCGCGCCGGTGAACAGTGCCTTGACGGCGATCGGCGAGGACTGCACGCGGCTCTTGGAGGGCACGCGGCCCTCGGGGAAGCCGGCCAGCATGGCCTTGAACTCCGGGGAGTCGATGACGGTCAGACCGAGGCTCTTCACGCGGGCCTTGATCTCGGACTGGGTCGGGACGCCCACCGAATCGGCGAAGTCCTTGGCCTGGGCGATGACGGCCTCGTCGGCCTTCACGGCCTTGATGCCTTCGAGCACGTCGGTCAGAGACTTCATCGAGGTCTCGTAGGTGCTGCGCTCGTCGGCGGTCATCTCGCGACCCTCGTCGGCAGCCTTGCCTGCTACCTCGCGCGCCGTCTTGCTCTCAGCCTCGGCGCGCTCTTTGAGCATGGTGATTCGTGCGCTCATTGTGCGATTCCTTTCAGGAAGGGGTTATGCGACCTCGGCGTGAATTGCGCCGAGTATCGCGTCGATATACGCCGAGCGGTCGACGGACGGGGTCAGGATGGCCTCACGGGGCAACTCCTCGGGCAGTTCAGTCACGATCTCGTCGTCTATCTCGGTTGACTTGATCGCGACGCTGCCGTCGTTTGCCTGGCAAGACGGGCCCGACTCGCTGGCCTTCTGCTCGTCAGATGTGTTATCCAGAACCTTGAGCACGCGGCCTAGGGCCTCATGCGCGCTGCGCAGTTCCGATTCATTTTTGGCCGATAACACGCGGCCAGCTTTGACATCGGTGATCAGACGTTCTGCCACGGTGGGCATCGTCTTCACCGACAAGATTTCGGTCTCGGCGTTGGCGCCGACGGTGACGACGCTGACCTCATAGAGCTTGAGGTCGCGGATCTCGTACACATCCTCGTCGTCGTCGGATTTGGTTGCAGCGCCGTCGATCACGTCGTAGGCGAAGCTCATCTGGTTGATGCGCTTGCCCTTGAGCATCCGGTAGACCTGTTTTGCCTTGGGATTCTCCAGGTCGAGTTGCGCGGTGACCTTGAGGCCGACCTCGTCCTCCTGGGCGCTGAGCACCGAGCCGATGTTGAAGTCAGGGTCGCTCATGTTGTGCCCGAACAGCAGCGGGATAGCGTTGCCGGATTTTTCCCAGCGGTCCAGATCATTGGCGAACGCGCCTTTGACCACGATGTCGCCGTAGGAGTCGACGTTGCCGAACACGCTGGCGTAGGCCACGAACTGGCCTTCCGCGAGCCCGTCTTCCGGGCCGGCCTTGATCTGGATGGTGGCGTTCTTGGTGAGCATGGTTTCCTCCGGGGACTACGCCGGTGTCTCGTCCGGCGGGTCTGCCGGTAGATCGTCTTCGTTGCCGTCAGGGGTGCCTGCCGGGATCGGTGACTGGTCGCCGTTCTGGGTGACGTTGAGCGGCACGATCAGGTTGTCGCCGCCCTCGATGGGCGGTCGGTTGTCCAGGGCGCGGGCTTCGTTGACCGTCATGGTCGGGCCGCCGACCGCCTTCTGGATTGCATCGGCGCGTTCCTCGAACGATCCGGTGAGCTTTTCGCGCA